TTAGTATATGGAGTTACCCGAGTAATTCCATTATCACAGGCATCTTCATCTAAAAATATATTTGATCTTCAATATCAGTTAAGATTACATGATTTGTATGATATATCATCAACATCTATGATATATTATAAAACTATGATGCAGCATATTTCTATGTTAGATATGGAATTAAATTCTAAACCTGATATTAGATTTAATCGTTTAACTAATAAATTATATCTTGATATTAAATGGTCACAGGAAGCACATATTGGTCAATATATTATAATTGATGGTTATGGGGCGTTGGATCCAGCATCCGCACCTAAATTGTGGAACGAATTATGGTTAAAACATTATACTACTGCTTTATTCAAAAAACAATGGGCTATTAATATCAAGAAGTTTTCTGGTATACAGTTACCAGGTGGTGTAACTCTCGACGGCGAGTCATTATATCAAGAAGCAACTGGTGAAATCAAAGATTTAGAAGATGAGTTGATGACCAAATCCGCTCCATTAAGCTGGTTCGTGGGATAATACATGTCTACTATAAATCCATATTTCACGAATGGTACAAAAAATGAGCAATATCTAATAGAAGACTTGATCATTGAATCATTACGTATGTATGGTAATGAAGTCATGTATATTCCTAGGACATTGGTATCAAAAGATGACATTCTAGGTGAAGACAGATTATCACATTTCAAATATTCGTTTCCAATTGAAATGTATTTTGAAAACATCGACTCGTTCGGTGGTAGTGGATTTATGATTCAAAAATTTGGATTGATGGTAGAACAATCCGCAACACTTGTTGTTGCCCGTAGACGTTGGGAACAATTAGTAGGTAGATACGGTGTAACAACTGTACCAAGCAGACCCAACGAGGGGGATCTAATTTATTTTCCACTCACGAAAGGTCTTTTTGAAATTAAATTTGTTCAACACCAAGACCCTTTCTATCAATTGGGAAAATTATATGTTTATAAACTTCAGGTTGAATTGTTCCAATATGCTTCCGAGAGAATGGACACCGGTAACAAAGAAATTGATGTATTCGAGACACTAAAAACATTTTCTACTACAATTGGCGATAGTAATTATAGTTCTATATCATCAATTAATGTATTAAATCAAGGTAATAATTATACAACTGCCACTGTGAGAATTGTAAGTAATACTGGTGCCGGGGCAACTGCGAATGCTGTTATAACTAATGGAAAAATAACTAGCGTAAATCTAACATCGGCTGGATTCGGATACAAGACAACTCCTTTTGTCGAAATCGTTGGTGATGGAACAGGAGCAACAATAGAGGCTGTGATTATAAACGATATTGACAAAGTAGATTCATATGGAGACAATAACACATTCAAAAAACAATCAGCAGATATATTATTTGATGCTAATAATCCTTTCGGAGATGTATGATGTTTGACACACCATTCTATCATGGAAGTATTAAATCAGCTATTGTTGGGTTTGGTTCTCTATTTTCTAACATCAGAATAGAGCGAAAAATTGGTGATAGTGTAAAGGGTACAACTGCTCAAACACTTCAAATACCAATATCATATGCTCCAAAAGAGCGGTGGCTGGTGCGTCTCGAACAAGATTCCAGTTTAGAGAATCATACATATACATCGTTACCACGGATGTCATTTGAGATAACCGGTTATAATTACGATTCCACTAGAAAAACAAACCGTTCGCAAAATGTCACCTGTGGCACTGGTCAATCTAGTATGAAATCGATGCCATCACCGATACCTTATAATGTAGAAATATCACTATATGTACTGACAAAAACGCAAGAAGATGCCCTTCAGATAATCGAACAAATTCTACCTACTTTTACTCCAGAATATACTCTGGTAATAAAAGCAGTTCCTAGTATGAATGTAATTCAGAATGTTCCTGTGATACTCAACTCTGTATCAGTTATGGACGATTACGAGGGGGACTTTCAAACCAGAAGATTCGTCACGCACACATTAAATTTCACGTTGAAACTAAATCTATTTGGTGGCATATCAACTAATGGTGTTATCGAAACTGTATTTGCCAATGTAGACGATATTGATACAAAACAACCTTACGCAGAATATACCGCAGAAGGTAATCCAACTACTGGCGCCATTACAGATAACTGGATAGAACATTTATAAAATTTAAATATAGTATTCACATCAAACGCTAACACAGTTAGTATACACCATAAGTCAACAGGGTGTCAAGTGATTATTTGAAAAATTATGACATCGCAATTTTACAATAGCAATCCGAATCTTAAATCAATCGGGCAAGTTATACCCTTCACAGAAGATAACGTGGTGGAGTATATCAAATGTGAGAACGATCCCATCTATTTCATCAAGAATTACGTAAAGGTAATTTCATTGGACTATGGATTGGTACCATTCAATCTATATCAATACCAAGAAGAATTTATCAATGTCCTTCACACTGAAAACAGGATATGCTCATTGCAATGTAGGCAAATGGGAAAAACAACCGTAGTTGCTGCTTACGCATTACATTATACACTGTTCAATGATAATAAAACGGTCGCAATTTTAGCTAATAAATCTGCCGCCGCGCGAGAAATTCTATCAAGATACCAACAAATGTATGAGGGTATTCCTAAATGGATGCAACAAGGCGTTAAAACATGGAATAAAGGTAATATAGAATTAGAAAATGGTTCTAATGTTTTCACTGCTGCTACGACGACATCTGGTATTCGTGGAAAGTCGGTCAATGTTTTGGTAATTGATGAGTGCGCAGCCATACCAAATACAGTCGCAGATGAATTTTTCACTTCTACTTATCCTACTATATCATCTGGTAAAACAACAAAGATCATTCTCACCTCTACACCTATTGGTTATAATCACTTTTGGAGATTTTGGACAGGAGCAACGGAAGGCACTAATGGTTTTTTCCCATTCAGAGTTGACTATTGGCAACATCCAGACAGGGATGCCATGTGGGCATCCAAACAAAGAGAATTATTGGGTGATGTCAAATTTGCTCAAGAAGTTGAAAATAGCTTTATTGGATCATCATATACTTTGGTGCCCGGAGAAGTATTATCTAGGATAGTAGCAAAGCCATATGTCTTTCAAAATGAATCATTAGATATATTCGAAAAACCAATTCCAAACCACAATTATGTTCTGACAGTAGATCCATCTAAGGGTGTTGGTGGTGACAATTCTATTATTCAGGTAATAGACGTAACAGAAATCCCATATAAACAAGTTGCTAAATATAAAAATAATACTATAAGCCCATTATTGTTCCCAAATATAATTTATAAAGTGGCTAGAGATTATAATAATGCTCATGTTTTGATTGAAATAAATATATCAGAACAAGTTGCTCATATTCTACATCATGAATTGGAGTATGAGAATATGATTATTATAAATAAGAAACCAAAGGGATTAGATAAAGGTCAATTAGCAGGTGGTGGTTTCGGTGGAAAACCGTTTCTGGGTGTAAACACCGATAAGAAGACTAAAAGAATTGGGTGTGCTAATCTTAAATCATTACTAGTAGAAAATAAACTACTATTAAGTGATATGGATACTATATCTGAATTATCTACATTTATCGAAGCAAAGGATTCATATCAGGCAGATGATGGGTATCACGACGATTTGGTAATGGGGCTTGTGATATTCGGCTGGTTGACCACACAACCATACTTTAAGGAATTGAATAATGTGGAATTGAGAAAAATAATGTATGAAAACCAAATGAGAGTTATTGAAGAAGAATTGACACCATTTGGTTTCTATGATGATGGACAGATAGAACAGGACGAAGATATACCTATCACGTTACTGAATATTTAAAAAATATAAATAACATAATTGAATAATATTATTCAAGTGGCAATATACTTTAACTAGGAGTAAAAATATGGCAATCGCTTTATCACCAGGCGTAACCGTAAATGAAAAAGATCTTACGAATATCGTCCCTCAAATCTCAAGCTCTGCTTGTGGTTTTGCTGGTGTGTTTGAATGGGGTCCAATTCTTGATCCACTGACAATTTCTTCTGAGAATGAGTTGGTAGAACGTTACGGCAAACCAAACAATTCAAATTTCAATTCTTTTTTTACCGCAGCAAACTTCTTGTCATATTCAAACAATATGTTGCTGACAAGAATTGATACAAAAGGCGCAAAAAATGCGTCATTTTCACAACTTTCTCCAGTAACATCCGGTTCATTTGTAGTTGGTGTTACTTATGAAATTGTAACTAATGCCACTACTGATTTTACATTGGTTGGTGCGTCAAGCAACGAAGTGGGCACAGTATTCGTAGCTACCAATACTGGCACAGGTAACGGTTCAGACACAGCACGTCCTGTTTTCAAAATCAAAAATGCTCAACACTATTTGGATGTATTTTCAAATGGTGATAACGGCGTTGGTCCTATCGCAGCAAAATTTGCTGGTGAGTTGGGTAACTCACTGAAAGTTTGCATGGCAGATTCGGCCACCTATTCTACATGGGCGTATAAAAATCAATTCACATCAGCACCCGGAACTTCTGCTTGGTCTGTTTCTAATGGTAATACTACATCCCATGATGAATTACACATTCTAGTAATTGACGAAGACGGCGCGTGGTCTGGTGTTCCAGGTACTATTCTGGAAAAATACCCATTTGTTTCTAAAGCATCTGGCGCAAAAACAGAAAACGGTACAAATAACTATTACAAAGATGTATTGAACTCACGTTCATTATATGTCTGGTGGACAGATCATCCGACTGGTGCTACCAACTGGGGTTCATCACTGACTAATACAATCGTATATACTGCGCTGAGTTCTGATGTTTATGTAAGTCTCTCAGGTGGTGCGAATGATTTTGCGGCTGACATCGGCGACTATCAAGATGCTTACGCCATGTTCGGTGATGACGATCAATACCAGTTGGCATTCTTAGCTGTTGGTAAAGCAAGTCCAGTATTGGCAGAATATGTAATCGGTATCGCTGAATCGCGTAAAGACGTAGTAGTATTCGTTTCACCGGAAGATGCTGTATCTGGAGAACCGCTGATCGGTTCGAGTTCTACTATAGCAAACAAAATCATTGCGTATCGTGATGAATTGCCATCTACTTCATTTGCCTTCATGGATACTGGTTATAAATATCAATATGATCGCTATAATGATAAGTATCGTTGGGTACCACTGAATGGTGACATCGCTGGTTTAGCCGCAAGAACAGATACAACTAATGATCCATGGTTCTCACCAGGTGGTTTCAATCGTGGTCAAATTAAAAATACTATTAAGTTGGCATTCAATCCTAATAAAACACAACGCGATTTGATTTATCCCAAAGGTATCAATCCAGTTGTTTCATTCCCAGGGCAAGGTGTTGTTTTATACGGTGACAAAACTTTGTTGTCTAAACCTTCCGCGTTTGATCGCATTGGTGTTCGTAGACTGTTTATCATTCTGGAAAAATCAATTTCAGAATCAGCTAAGTACCAGTTGTTTGAATTCAATGACACATTTACCCGTTCATTGTTCAAAAATATGATCGAACCATTCTTGCGGGATGTACAGGGTCGCCGTGGTATCACAGATTTCCAAGTCGTGTGTGATTCTACAAACAACACAAGTGCTGTAATTGAGCGGAATGAATTTGTTGCTGATATTTACATTAAACCTAACTATAGCATTAACTACATAACATTGAATTTCGTAGCTACACGTCAAAGTGTTAGTTTTTCAACACTAGGCGCATAAGGGAGATAACTAATGGCAAATATCAACGAGTTTAAGAATGTATTGTTGAACGGTGGCGCACGTGCTAACCAGTTCAGAGTACATTTACAGTTTCCTGCGTGGGTAACTGGTGCTATCGAAGCAGCGCGGCAGGGTCAATTCCTGTGTAAAGCAGCACAATTACCACAATCAACCATCGCTGACATTCCTGTTCAGTATCGTGGTAGAGAAGTTCACGTTGCGGGTGAAAGAACATATCAACCATGGACTATTACTGCGTATCAAGATACCAATTTCATTCTCCGCAATAATATGGAAGTATGGCAGAATGGTATTCAGAACTACACAGCTACAACTGGTAGAACTGCTCCATCTGACTACCAAGTACAGATGCGCGTTGATCAGTTGGATCGTAACGGCGCCTCAATCAAATCTTATACATTTGTCGACGCTTATCCGATTGAAGTTGGAGTCGTTGCTCTAGACTATGCTACGGGTAACGACATTGAAACTTTCGATGTCACATTCCAGTATAACTACTTTGAATCTAACACAACTAAAGCAACCGGTGGATCGTTTGGTGCGAACGTTTCAATTGATACACCAATCGGTAGTTTCCCACTGTAATAAATTGAAAATAATATGCAATTATTCGGTATAGACCTAAGTCGTAAAAAGAAAGAAGTTAAAGAAAATCCTCTGAGTATAGTACCACCTAACTCAGAGGATGGTTCTACTATTATAACTTCTTTACCAGGCGCATCTAACTATTATGGTCTCATTCTTGACATGGATTCTACTGTCAAGAATGAGAATGATCTTATTCGACGGTATAGAGAAATTTCTCAATACGCCGACTGTGATTCAGCTATCAACGAAATTGTCGGTGAAGCCATTGTAACAGACGCATCTAAATCTATCGAGATAAATTTAGATAAACTGAAAGTATCTGATTCGATTAAAAAGTCTATCACCGATGAATTTGAAGAAGTATTGAAATTATTGGATTTTGAAGAATTTGGATCTGATATCTTCCGTCAGTGGTATATTGACGGAAGAGTCTTTTATCAAGTTCTGATCGATTCGAATAATATCAAGAAAGGTATATCGGAATTACGCAAGATTGATCCAAGAAAAATAAGAAAGATCAAAAACGTATTCAAGCAGCGTAATGAAAAAGGTATTGATGTTGTCAAATCAGTAGAAGAATTTTATCTTTATAATGATAAAGGTATCGCCGAAAACACAACACAGGGCGTTAAACTCTCATTAGATTCCGTGATTTATTGCCCAAGTGGGTTAATAGATCAAAATTCAGGTATGACTCTTGGTAATTTACACAAAGCAATCAAGCCTACTAATCAATTGAAAATGATCGAAGATGCGGTTGTGATTTACCGCATCTCAAGGGCACCAGAAAGGCGTGTATTCTACGTTGATGTTGGAAATCTGCCAAAATTGAAGGCAGAACAATATGTCAATGATATTATGAACAAGTTTAGAAATAAAATTGTTTATGATGCGTCGACTGGTGAAACCCGCAATGATCGTAAACACACCTCGATGACAGAGGACTTCTGGATGCCCAGGAGGGAAGGGGGGAAGGGGACAGAGATCACGACACTACCCGGTGGTCAAACTCTCGGTCAAATAGAAGATGTCCAATATTTTCAACGCAAATTATATCAAGCATTGAACGTTCCATTTGGAAGAATGGAACCACAGACAAGCGGATTTAGTATTGGTAGATCGACAGAGATCACCCGTGAAGAAGTCAGGTTTAATAAGTACATTACTAGATTACGCAAGAAATTCGGCAATTTATTAATAGATGCATTGAGGATTCAGTTAATCTGTAAAGGTATCATACGCGAAGACGAGTGGTTTGATATTAAATCT